TCATTTGGTCGAACATGTGTCTGGAAGAATTTTACAAAATAGTTACTTAGGAAGGAGGTTCATAGCATGGAACTGAGATTAAAAGAACTTAGAGAGGACCTAGGGCTCTCTGTCAAAGATATGGCTAGGGATACGGGTGTTTCTCAAAATACAATTCACTTGTACGAGCGAGGTGGATATCCATCTATTAAGCAAATTGAAATGATTGCTAAAACCTATGATGTAAATCCTGCTTGGCTTGTAGGGTGGATAGATGATGAAATGATGCCTGCAATCCAGGTAGTTGAAAAAGTGGTCTACAAAGAGAGTCCAACAGCAAGACTGCCAGATTATCACAATAACAATAACGACGGTAAGATTATCAAGTGGATTAAAAGTAAAAGATATATGGGAGGTAAGGCTTGGTCAAAAAGAACTTAACAAAGGCACGAAGAGATTATCTTGAGTTTGAACTCGATGATAAATATTTAAAGATTGACAAACTTATCGGCCAACGAAGGCATGAGCTAGAACGTTTGTATGAAGTTAAGCATCTTACTGTTCCTGGTATTGATGATACTGGAGCAAGTGGCAGTGGGACATTCGTCAACAGGTCAGAGAATCTAGCGGTTGCTTATGCAAGCGATCCTATGATTTTAAGACTAGAAAATCTCCAAAATGCTATCTCCCAATTACTAGAAAGTCTAGAACCAGATGACAAAAAAATCTTTTATCTTCGCTGGGGAGAACATACTGGATATGACTGGATTCAAGTTTGGCATATTATGGAAAATGGCGAAACTGGCTACTTGTATAGGCATAGCAAGCAGATTTACAGAAGACGTGAAGTCATTCTTGATACACTTGGGAATTTGCTCTTTATGTAAAGTTGTCAAAAAAACATATAGAATTGACAAAAACAATGTGTTAAATTAGTATCATGAAGAATAGCAGAGAGGAAATCTCTGCTTTTTTGTGCATTAAAAAAGGAGGTGAGGATATGTGGTAGTTGTTGAACCAATCAGAAATAGAGACGATGTTCAGCTTATGATTGAATGGCTGACGTTACACAGCGCAGTCAAAGAGTCGGATAGACAACGTAACCTCATGCTCTTTTTGTCTGGTGTTAATCTAGGGTTTCGTATTGGTGATATCGTTAAACTAAAAGTAAAGCACGTTAAAGGCTGGCATGTTCAAATTGTCGATGAGAAGACTGACAAGCCAACCAAACGAAAGATGCCAAAGAAATTCAAGAATGCCATGAGGCAGTACATCAAAGACAAGAAAGATGAAGACTTCCTCTTTCCTAGTCGAAACGGAAAGCACCAGCACATAAAACCTAACACAGCTTACAAGATTATTAAAAGAGCTGCTGAAGAGGTTGGTCTGGAAAATATAGCGACTCACTCGATGAGAAAGACCTTTGGCTTATTCATGTACGAACAAACCAAGGATGTGGCTCTGATAATGGACCTACTGAACCATTCAAGCCAGAGTATTTCACTACGATATATTGGTAAAAACCAAGATTCACAAGACCGAGCCATGACTAAATTTCAAGGCTTTTAATTTTTTTATTTTAATACCAATTCATTGTTTTGAGGTTATAATGATTTCATTTCACACATTCAAGATAAACGCTTGATAAATCTGAGTTAAAACTCATGTAGCGAATTCACTAGAATATGTAAAACAAGGAATTGAGAGAGTGAAAACAAAGGAGTTTACATAGTTATGAAAGGCACTTTTAAAAGACTATCTAATAAAAGAACAACCAACCAAAAACCATTAGGAAAGATTGTAGTTGGAGTCGAAATTGAAAATTGCTCAGAATTAAAAGAGTTAACTCAAGAATGTTGTGAAGCAATCGAACACTTGAACAATTGCATTGACAAGCTAAATAAATTCGAGCTCAAAGCATCGACATCAATAATCAAATGATTGAAGTTTCAACTCGAGAAGAACGCAACCAGTTTTACAATTCCAATGAATGGAGAGCGCTTCGTAAGTTAGTACTTGAACGTGATCACAACGAATGTATTTGGTGCAAAGACGAAGGCAAAGTCACGAGAGAGAACCTAGAGGTTGACCATATCAAGGAACTAGAGTTCTATCCAGAGTTCGCTCTTGATCTCGACAACCTAAGAACTCTTTGTAAGGAATGTCACAATAAACGTCACGGCCGTTTTCAATTTCGAAAATCAAAAAGATTGATTGAGAAAAATTTCAGAACAGATGAATTTTGGGGATAATAACACCCCCCAGTCAAAAAAATCCAGTATTTTTAAGGTTTTGGGAACCGATGGGAGGGGTTAACTGTCCAAATTTTTAACAAAAAATTAAAGGGGGTGGGGGGTAATGGAAGAATACTCAGAAAAAAATATAAAAGAATTAGAAAATCAGCTACTTTCTAAAATCGGCTATTTTAGTCCTAGAAAAAAGGATGCGATCCAGTACGAAAAAGTGAATCGTTATCTTTATCTCGTCAGACTGCTCTATGAGCTGAAAGCCAAACTTCATGAAGACGGATTGGTCATCACCGTTCACAATGGGCAGCAGAGATTCCAAAAAGCGAATTCTCTCATCAAGGAAATCAACACAACCAGCAATCAGCTTTTGGCTATTGAGCGATCGTTTGATTTTGAGGTGGAAAACTCGCCTGTTGAGAAACCGACGTCTGGAAGTGATCTGTTATGATTTCTCATCCGTTGGTTGATGACTACATCAAAATGGCCGAGCGTGGAGAAATCGTCGTCAACAAAGAAAGAAAGCTGCTGTTTAAAATCATCGAGGAGAAAATCTATCCTCGTGATGATTTGTATTTTGACAATGACTTGATTGACAAGTTCATTCGTTTTACGGAAAAGAATTTTTTCCCTTTGGCAAAGTACCAGCTTTTCTTGACTCCGTTTATCTTTCTTTTTCGGAAGGAAGATGGAGAACCACACTTTGACGAGCATCTATATACTTTAGCTCGTGGGGGCGGTAAGAATGGTTTTATGTCAGCAAGGTCATCTTTCTTTATCAGTCCTATCTACCCTATCAGAGATTATGACGTGACCATCACTGCCAACTCTGAGAAACAGGGTAAGGTTTCGTTTGAGGAGGTTTATGAGACTATCCAAAGGCGTGGTCTTGAGGACCATTTCTATCTAACTAAAATGTCTATCACAGGTCGAGCTAACAACTCGGTCTTTTCTTTTCGGACGAACAATCCGAAGACTATGGACTCTGCTCGTGATGGCTGTCTTGAGTTTGACGAGATTCACCAGTTTGAAGATGATAAGGCTGTAAAGGTTCAAAGGTCTGGTCTTGGTAAGATTGCTCATGCTCGGACTTTCTACAACGGTACCAATGGGTATGTGCGTGAGGGATTCTATGACAAGCTGATAGAGAAGTCTATGCAAATCTTGAATGGAGAGGTTGATGACTTTAGGTTGTTCCCTTTTATCTGCAAACTAGACAATGCGGATGAAGTGGACGACATGAAGAACTGGCCAAAGGCAAATCCGATGTTGGATGAAAGCACGCCTTATGCTAGAAGGCTGCTTGCGAGAACCAAGGCTGACTATGATGATCTTGTGTTGGAACCATCTGGCCGTCAGGAGTTCATGACTAAACGGATGAACCTTCCTGAAGCTGACCTTGAGAAAGATGTGACTTCTCGAGAAAAGTTAGTTGCTTGTTTGCGTTCTCCTGGTATTGACTTGAAAGGTCGGTCATGTGTGGCTGGATTTGACTATGCGAGTATCCGAGACTTTGCAAGCGTTGGTTTGCTATTTAAGAATGGTGATGAATTCATCTGGAAGCAACATTCATTTGCACGGAAATCATTTTTGAAAGTTTTCAAGCTAAAAGCGCCTATTGACGAATGGGCAGAAAAAGGCTTGTTTACAATCGTTGATGGTCCGAGTATTGATCCTCGGCTTTTGATTGCTAAGCTGGAAGAATGGAGAAATCTTTATCAGATTGAGCTTGTATGTGCTGATGGTTTCAGAATGGACTTGTTGAAGCCATTGCTAGAAGAGGCTGGGTTTGAATATGAGTTCTTGAGAAATCCTGGGGCGATTCAATCTAAGGTTGCGCCAATCATCGAAGATGGATTCGCAAATGAGCGATTTATCTTTGAAAATGACAACTCTATGATTTGGTATACGGATAATACCTACGTCAAAGAGGACAAGGATGGCAACAAGCGTTTCTTGAAAAAAGAACCTGTCAGAAGAAAGACGGATGGTTTCCATGCTTTGATAGCTGCTCTCTACAAGCGTGAGCTGGTGCAAGAGTCAAATGTCGGGGAATTCCTAGATATGATTGATAGTTGGGAGTTTTAATTAAAAATAAATTTGGGTGGGTGGTCGGCAGAAATTAAAAGAAAGGAGGAAGAGCATTGGGGTTACTGAATTTATTTAAGCGTGAAGTGCCAGAGGTTGGGTTTGAGTTCGAGGATCTTGAGCGGATGTTTGGAAATCTGCAACTCAAAAGCTTAGCGATTGATAAGTCAGCCGAGTTCATCGCTCGAATTTTTGCTAAGTCAGTATTTAAGTATCAAGAAAACGGTAAGGCTAAGCCTTCTGATTGGGACTATTTGCTGAATGTAAGGCCTAACAAGAACGAATCTGCGTCAGATTTTTGGCAAAAGGTCGTCTATCGGTTGATCACTAAGAATGAGGTCCTAATTTTTCTTACAACTGATGACCAGTTGCTTGTTGCTGACTCTTACACACGGACTAAATATGCTGTTTATGATGATGTGTTTGAGTTTGTAACTTGTAGAGGATATACCTTTGAGAAGCGTTTTCGGATGAGTGAAGTCATTTTCTTACAGTACAACAATAACCGACTGCAAGATTATATTTCTGACTTATTTGCTGATTACGAGAAGTTGCACACTCGTTTGGTCGAGGCCTTGGCTAGGAATAATCAAATCAGAGGAACTCTGAAAACCAAAAACAATGGGAGTTTTGATAAGCAGATGCGTGATAAACTCCAATCATATGCTGATGGTCTTTTTAAATCATTTAGCACCAAGACGATTGCCATTGTTCCAGCTCAAGATGGAATGGAATATTCCGAGCATACGAATACAACAGGGACTTCAAATATTTCTGTTGATGAGTTAAAGAAACTTCGTCGGCAATTTGATGATGAGGTCGCGGACGTCTTAGGGATTCCAACAGCTTTAAGTCATGGCGATATGGCCAATCTTGAAAATAGCCAAAAAATGTTTAATAGTTATTGCTACCAATCACTTGTTAAGAAAATGAGTGATGGGCTTAATTTCGCCTTGGTATCAAGACGGAAATACGAGCGCAATAATCTATTTGTAATCATCGGCGAAGGTCAGAGAGATAAGTTTGCACTTGCTGGAAACATTGATAAGCTTATTTCTTCTGGAGCAATGACTCGAAACGAGGTGCGCTCTGAACTTGGCTTAGAATCTGTCCCTGGTGGCGATAAATTCCTCATCACCAAAAACTATCAACTTGGTGAACAGTTAGAGAAAGGAGGTGAGAAAGAAGATGAAAGTAATTCCGATTAAGGGTACGATTGTATCAAACAATGATAGATGGCTTTACGACTGGCTTGAGTGGGATGCAACCGCTCCGAAAGATGTTGTCCTCCCTGAAAGTGGTGAACCAATTGAGGTTCATATCAATTCGGGTGGTGGAGATGTTTATGCTGGTAGTGAAATCTACACTGCTCTACGCTCGTATCCTGGCGACGTGACCGTGAAGATTGTCGGCATTGCAGCAAGCGCAGCAAGCGTGATTGCAATGGCAGGAGATACGGTTGAAATCAGTCCGACTGCCCAAATCATGATCCACAATGTCTCAACTCAAGTAAATGGAGACCATAATACTCTGCTTCATGAAGCTGGGGTACTAGAAGGGTTTAACAAATCTATCGCTAGCGCTTATGTTCATAAGACGGGAAAAGCTCTAGATGACTTGCTTGGCTTGATGAACAAGACTACCTGGTTTGATGCTGAATCAGCTTTGAATCATGGATTTGTAGACAAGATTATGTTTACAAATGAAGTCGCTCCGACTCTGGTAGCGAGTGAAACTCCTATGATCCCAAGTGATTTTATCGAAAAAATGAGGTCAGCAATGACACCGGATATCGATAAAATCGCTGAGTTGGTGGCTGATAAGCTAGAAGCTCGACAAATTGAAAAAGAGGCTTTCGAAAATAGCGAATTTGTACAGAAGAAATTCAATTTTCCAGAAAGTCCAGAAAATAACACAGACAAGGCTGTTCCTAAAGGGTTCGGTCTTTTTATGTTTTAAGAAAGGAAAAAACAGAATGACAATGCAATTATCTAATCAATTTGAAAAACAACGTCAGGCATTTTTGGATGCCGTTTCAAATGGTGCACCTCAAGAAGAGCAAGCGAAGCTATACAATGACATGATCGAGTCCATGACAAATGAAATGATGGCTCAAGCTCGTGATGCTGCCCGTGAAGAAGTTTCTACCTTGAATCCATACGATGCCAAGTTGACCGCTGAAGCTCGTGAGTTTTTCAATAATATTGAAAAGGCAGCACCTGAAGGGATTGAAAAATTCATCCCGCAAGAGATCATTGACCATATCTTTGAAGATTTGGTGCAAGCTCGCCCACTCCTTCAACATATCGGCCTTAAAAATGCTGGTATTCGCTTGAAATTCCTCAAATCAGAGCAAACAGGCCAAGCTGTTTGGGGTAAAATCAATGGAGAAATCCAAGGACAACTTAAACAAAAATTCAATGAAGAAGAAGCAATCCAACACAAATTGACTGCTTTCGTTGTAATTCCAAAAGATGCTGAAAAATTCGGCCCAGCTTGGTTGGCAAAATTCGTCTCTGTTCAAATCACAGAAGCCTTTGCAGTTGCCCTTGAAGCTGCTTTCTTGAATGGTGATGGGGATAATAAACCTATCGGACTTACTCGTACTCTTACAGGAACTGTTTCAGACCATCATACAACTCATGATGAAAAAACAGCTCAAACTACTAAGTTGACTTTTGCCGACTCAGCAACCGTAGTCAAAGAATTGACAAAAGTATGTAAATACCATTCAACAAAAGCTGATGACACTACTCCAGTTGCAGTTGAAGGCAACCTTGTAATGGTTGTTAATACAGCCGATGCTTGGGATGTGAAGAAACAATACACTTCATTGAATGCCCAAGGAACCTACATCACTGCAATGCCATTCAACATTATCTTGGTAGAATCTGTGGCGCAGATGGCTGGTAAAGTAACTACATTTGTCAAAGGTCGCTACGATGCCTTTGTCGGTGGTGGTATTTCACTTGGTCGCTACACAGAAACCTATGCTTTGGAAGATTTGAATCTCTACACTGCTAAGCAATTTGCTTACGGTAAGGCTCACGATGAGAAGACTGCGGCAGTCTGGACTCTACAACTTCCACAAGCCTAATCTAGGAGTTGAATCATGACTCCAGAAGAACAACTTCATCCACTCCTTAAATCTTTCAAGGAGCGGATGAGGATTTTTCATACTGGAGAGGATAACAACCTCTCTAAAATGTTGGAAAGTTCTGAATCAGCCATCCTCAGTCTGGTCGGTAGCAAGGACTCTGCTGATCCACGAGTGAGAGAGCTTATTTTAGAACGTGCTCGATATGTCTACAATGATCAAGTTGAATTTTTCTACGGGAACTTTCAAGGGGATTTGATGGCATTATCACTAGAAAATTACAAATTGGAGGAAAAACATGATTAAGGTTTTAAAAGGCTTTTACGACATCAAAGAAGGGGTGTTTCGTTCTGTTGGCCAAGAATTTGAAGAGTCAAAAGAGCGTTTCGATGAAATCAACGAAGCGTTACCTGGCTTTGTTGAATGGGAAGACAAACAATCAGAAGTAACAATGTCTGATGTCCTATCAGACTAATCGTCCCAGCTATCGATATAAAAAGCCAGAGGCTCAAAACGGAGACTTGAGGACCCCCTTGACTTTCTATACTTCTAAAGTCGAGGAGGGGCTTCATGGTCGTGATGTGAGTCACGAGAAGGCTTTTTTTACGATGGGCCAAGTTTACTCTCCTAGCTTTAAAGACATCGAGATTGCAACTGGAAAATCTATGCAAGCTAAGATGACTTTGAAAATTCGAGATCCTTTGTCTGATTATCAGCCAAAGAATGAGCATTTTGTCGAAGTTGGCGACAACCGTCTCAGTGGTGAAAAATGGCAAATTATCGATGTTCGTCCTGATTTTGATAATCGGGATTTTTTGATAGTCGTTATTGGTGGTGGTCAAGATGTCTAGTGGTGCAGAATTGAGAGGCTTTGACGATGTTTTGAGAAATATCGAGGTACACCTTGGTAATAACAAGGTCAAACGTGCTACGAGTCGAGCTTTAAAAGCAGTCGCAAACGAGACTCTAGAAGAGTTCAAAGGTGCTCTGCAGGTCTATAAAGATACTGGAGAAACCATTGAAAGTGCTACCGCTGGACGTGTGACGGGTCTTGCTAGTGGTGTTCCTGTTGTGAAAATCGGTTTTGGTGAGGGTTCTCGCTGGCGTTTGGTTCACTTGAATGAGTTTGGATATGGTAAGAATCCACATCCAAGGGGGTTCGGTGTCATCAGACGATTTTCAGAGGCTCATGCTAAAACATACAAATACAGAATCGCTAGTCATTTGAAGACGGAGGGGTTTTAGATGGTTAAAGATAAGTTTGATGAACTCTATGAGACTTTGAAAAAAGATGCGTCTTTAGCTGGAATCAGTATCAAATCTTTCAAACGTCCTGACTCGCTACCAAATAATGAGCCAAGTATCGTTATTAGACCAGTTGGTCCGCCAATGCAAGCAGTCCATGGCAGTAATACGAGTCTGGCTAAGACATTTCTCTATCAGGTCAATGTAGAGTCTACTAATTACACGGAGTGCAAAGTACTCCAAAGAAAAATTGAAAAGATTATGGAAGACCAGGGATTTTATCAAACTAATGGTGGTTTGGATGAATGGATTCCAGAAATCAAACGCTATGTAGATGCTCGGACCTACAAAGGTCAGAGTGCTCTATACGAAGAATACTAAATTAAAGAAAGAGGTGCTATAAATGGCATTGGTTGGTTTTAAACGTATGACAATTCGTGTGTTGGATGGAAATGCTAATCCGACACTTGGAGAAAACCTTTTTGTAATTGAAGGACAAACTGGTAAAGGTGCGACTCGTACCGCTAAAATTTCAGGTCTTGCAAGTAATCCAGTAAAAACATATGGTAGTGATGTCGCTTACCACGTATCAAACCGTGGTGTTGGCGATGTGAAGATGGAACTGACTGCGGTTGATATTCCTTCAACAGTACTCGCTAAAATCCTAGGACATCAAGTCAAAGATGAAATTATTGGTATTGGCGCTGATACAGTTGCTCCATACTGCGCTGTTATGCTTGAGTCTCAGACTGCAAATGGGACTCAGGCACAAGTCGGATTCTTCAAAGGACAATTCTCAATGGACGCTGAAGAACTTGAAACGCTTAAAGATAAGCAAGAAGAACTTCCAGATGACAGCTTGAGTTTCGCTGCTATTGCAAGTGATGACACTGAAACAAATGGTCTTTACTATGTGAAATACATTGGTAAAGATGATACTAAGCTCAAAAAATTCAAAGGGCAACTTAAAATGGTTGCTGCAGGGTAGGAAGAGGGCGCAAGCTCTCTTTTTATCTTTTTTCTAGAAAGGAAAGTAAATGGCTAAGGTTAAATTTTTAATTAAAAATGAAAAAGGTCAAGATGTTCAAAAGACCAGTAAGGAAATTACTACTAAGGACTATCGTGACTATCTGATCCTAAATGAAGCTCTATCATCTGATGTGTCAGAGGTAGAGAAATTAGACAAGCAATTGGAATTCATCGCCTCATTGTTTGAAGATTTGGAAGTGGAAGAACTTTTGAAATACACAGATATGGCGGATATTTTTGCGGTATTTTCAGATATCTACTCTCATCTGGTGGGTGATGTTGACCCAAAGGAGAAAAAATAAAGCCAAGTGAAGCGCTAAAACGGTTTTATAGATTTGTTAAGCAAGCTACTGAGGGTCCATATGGTATGAGTATTCGTGATGTCATGGATACTAGCTGGGAGGACCTGATGGGCGTTCTTGGTGAAACCGAATCTGCTAAAGCTGAGGAAGTCATGGATCTTGCTGACTTTCTAGAAATGATTTAAAAAGGAGGATTTGAATGGCAGGTGGAACGCCGTTAGGTCAAATGTATATCGAGCTAGGGCTGGACGTGTCGAAGTTCAATCCTACTCTAAATGGTGCCAAGAATGCGGTTAAATACTTTCAAAGCAATGTAAAGGCGCTAGACAGCTCCCTTAAAAATAACGGGAAAAACACAGACTTGCTTCAAGCTAAGTACAAGACGCTTGGCCAAGCGATTGAAGCGCAAAGAAAAGTCTTGGACCAGATGAAGAAAAGTTTTGATACTCTCGAACCTGGTACAGCTAAGTTCGACAAGGCTGCTGCTGAGATTGAACGTGAGAATGCTAAGTTGGCAGCCATGGAAGGTCAACTTCGTAGTGTGCAACAAGCTTTGATTGCAGTTGGCAAGGAGAATAGCTTTGCGAATCGTATCAATAAATTTGGTGACGGACTTATCAAAAGTGGCGATAAAATCAAGAATTTTGGTGATAGTGTTTCAAGTCTGGGAGGAAAACTAACTACTGGTTTGACCCTTCCTTTAGTTGCTAGTGTTGGTCTGGTCACGAAAGCCGCATCTGACTATGAATCTGCTTTTGCAGGTGTTAAGAAAACGGTAGATGAGACCGCAACCGTATCCTACAAGAACTTATCTGATGGTATTCGTCAGATGGCTAAAGAATTGCCAGCTAGTGCTGTTGAAATTGCAAATGTCGCAGAAGTTGCTGGTCAGCTAGGTATCAAGGCAGAGGATATCCTTACCTTCTCTCGAACTATGATTGACATGGGAGAATCTACAAACTTGAGCGCTGAGGATGCTGCGACAGCCATTGCCAAGATTGCGAACATCCTTGGTTTGACATCAGACGAATATAAACGATTTGGCTCGTCTGTTGTTGACTTAGGTAACAACTTTGCGACAACTGAGCGTGATATCGTTGAAATGACCAATCGTTTGGCGGCTGGTGGTAAACTAGCCGGACTAACTGCTCCTGAAATCTTAGGTCTTGCGACTGCAATGAGTAGTGTAGGGATTGAGGCAGAAGCAGGTGGTACTGCAATGACACAAACCCTTACGGCTATCGGTAATGCAGTTTCATTGACCACTAAGGACTCAGCAGATGATCTAGCTTTAATCGCCAAAGTCGCAGGAACGACATCGGAGGAATTCCAAAAAGCTTGGAAAGAAAAGCCTGCTGAAGCTTTGCAAGCCTTTATTAAAGGTCTTAACACAGCTCGTGAGCAAGGTGCGAATATGGATGCTATCTTGATGAAATTAGGCATGACAGGTATTAGGCAAGGAAACATGCTTAAATCTCTAGCCTTATCATCAGATAAAATGAGCGCAGCAGTTGCACGTTCAAACAAGGCTTGGAAAGAGAATACTGCTCTGACCAATGAAGCCAATAAGCGATATGAGACCACAGAATCACAATTGAAGATGTTCAAGAACCAGGTAACTGACTTGGCTATTGAATTTGGGGGTCCACTTTTGAAGGCTCTCCGTGACGGTCTAAAAGCTGGGAAACCTTGGATTGACATGCTAGCTGAAATGGCTAAGCATTTCAGTTCCATGTCTGAAGAGGAGCAAAGAAATGTTCTTAAGTGGGCAGCGTTAACCGCAGGAGCTGGTCCAGCGTTAACACTTTTTGGAAAAGGTATTGGAATTGTAGGGGGCTTGACAAAAGGAATTGGCTGGCTTACTAAGGGAACTGGTAAAGCGGTTGGCGGCATGTCTCTAATGCTCAAGACTTTCCAAGCTTTTAGAACAACCGGAAATCTATCATCTGCCTTTAAATTGGCCTCTGGTGGAGCAGTAGCGCTTGGGAATGCGACTGCATCAGCATCAACTTCAACAGGGCTTCTAACAACATCAATGGGGACGCTTGCGAATCCTCTAGGTTTAATAGTCGGAGGTCTTGGTCTTACTACCGCCGCTCTTGTTTATCTTGGAAACGAGAAAGACAAGGCTCGTATCAAGACGGAAGAATTTGGCTCTCAGTTGAGCGACACTGCTCGTGGAGAATTGCGAAGCTTTCAAAAGACTGTTGATAAAACCAGTACAGCAGTCGCAAACTTCGGGACTCGTGCTGGAGATGCTGAAAAGGTATCTGGAGCCTTTAAAAAGCTCTATGAAGAGATTGCTGCTGCTGCGGATAAAACAAACAAACGTATGGAGGAGTTGGGCGCTAAGTGGGGTCTCAGTGAAGAAGACATTGCGAAAGCAAAAGAAAAAAATGCCCAGATCGTGTCTAATACTGAGTCCATGATGAATCAAATCAATGAGATTTATCAGCGACATAATGGTGATGCGAGCAAGTTCTCTCAAGAGGAGAAAGAAATCATCCTGAACAATCAGAACGAGATGATTAAGGCAAAACTCTCGATGATGGACTTGTCAGCTGAGCAACAGAAGGCAGCTTTACAAGCTTTGAATGGCGATGTCAGAAGTCTGAATGAAACGCAATTGAAGCATACTAAAGATGTTTTGAAACAAGCGCTTGATGAGGAAAAGAAACTCTACGAGAACTCAAAGAGTGAGTTGAAAGAGTTGCTTGATGGAAAAGCTATCGATCAAGAAACTTACAACAAGAAAATGCAAACTCTAGAAGCAAACCACACTCAAACGATGGAAGCTTTGGGAAGTAAGTATTATCAAGTCATGCGAAATCTTGATGATAAGGTGAAAGCTCGAACTGGCCAAAGTTGGAACTATTGGGAAGAAGCCAAGAAAGTTCTGGAAGAATACGGCCTTTCCTATGAAGAAATCGGGAAGAAAGCTGCTGAAGCTTCTCAAAAGGTAGGTAATTCGCATAGTATTCTTGCTAACTATACTAGTGAGATGAGCAAGGAAGTGAAAGAGGCTAACGATGCCTGGTCGTTGTTGGTCGGTAACATTGATAAGAATGGGAATTTCCAAGTAAAATCCAATGTTAAGGAAGTCATCGGAGAGGCTGCTAAATCTGCGGAAGGTTGGGAACAATTGCAGTTCATTGCTAAAACTGCGGATATCAACTCAAACGCTCGTGTGACTATCGCTGAGGCTCTTGTCGAATCTGGTAAATGGAAAGACATGACCCTCGAAGAGAAACAAGTAATCGTCAAGAACCAAGCTGGGTTACAAGCCATCTTTGATAGTGAAACCCATCTTAAAACATGGAACAGTATGCCAGCCGAAGTCAAAGAACTCCTCATGAAGAATACAGACATCATGAACAAGGCGGAGGAAGCCTCAAAGGCTCTGTCTAATTATGAAGCTCTGAAACCAAAACAGAAGGAGTTGCTGGCTAATGATGAAAGCGTCCGAAAAGCAGTCGCTCGCTCAACTGATACTTTGACAACCTGGAATGCCACGACTCCATTTACAAAAGATTTGAAGGCAGATCCTACGAATGTTTTGAACAATGGCCAGTTATCTATTGATAAGATTACAGCTTGGAATTTTGCATCTGCTGAGACTAAGTCTCTGGATGCGGTAGATAATACGAGTGCAGCTGTTGGAAGTGCGATTTTGAGTGTTAATTCACCCAAGCAAGAAGCTCCTATCAATTTGTTCGCTGCTGACCAAACAGGCGGTGTACGAAACGAGACGAGCGGTGCTATCAATGCTATCAAGCAATATGATCCAGTGAATATCCTTGCCAAGAATGGCACTAATGACACTGTCAGCGAGGTCAAAAGTGGCGTCAATGGTATCCAGGACAAAACGGTCACTATCAACGCTCGAGACAATGCTTCTGGTGTTCTTTCAGGTATTAAGAGCTGGATTGATAGCGTTACTGGCAATTTCTTCACAAATATCTTTGCTAGCAAGCACGCTCACGGGACCAACTATCACCCTGGTGGACTTGCTATTGTCAACGACCAAAGAAATAGCAACTACAAGGAAATGGTCACTCTGCCAAATGGCCGGAGCTTCATTCCTCAAGGCAGAGATGTATTGCTTCCTCTTCCGAGAGGTTCTAAAGTCTTGCGAGCTGATAAGACTAGACGTTTGATGCGTGAGATGGGTGTCCCTAAATATGCTTCTGGTATCGGGATCCCGAGCGATGCGAAATTCCTCCGTGAAATAGAACAAGCTCAACGCAATATCACAATCCAGACTACAAGTGTTCAAAACGGGCAAGATACTGATAAAGTCGTGTCTGAGATGAGGATTCTGAGAGCAAGTTTAGAAAAATTACTTACTGCTATCCTTAACAAGGACACAAATGCTTATCTGGACAGCTCAAAAGTTACGGATATCGTTACTAAAACTCAGAAAGAGCGTGAGAAAATGCTACTAAGAATGAAAGGGGTGATTGAATGAGCGAAGTGAATATGCGTTTTAATAAAACAGATTTACGAGAGTTTATTGAAATCCATGACATCCAACGAGATATCGGGAACAATCGCTCTATCTCTATTGATCATGCCCCAAGAATTGGCGTGAATATCCAGCAACAAACTATTGATGCGAAATATATCAAGGTGGACTTCTCCATCTGGTCCAAAGACAGAAATACCCTCAAGCATAAGCTTGCGGGTATTTTTAATGTTGACGGCGCTAAAAAACTTATCTTCTCAGATGAGTCTGACAAATACTATCTGGCTATGCCGATTGAAAGCATTTCAATGCAGGAGACGAGCGGGCGACGGTCAACTGGTTCAATGAAATTCATCGTGCCAGATGGAGTGGCCCATAGCTCAGCTTATAAGAATTTCAATAGTGATACAAATGCGCAGAGCGCAACCGATAAAATGGTTTTTGACCTAGTAAACAACGGAACCGTTGAGGCTTTTCCAATTATCCGAGTTAAGCATACTGCTGAGAATGGATATATTGGAGTTGTCAATAACAATTCAGTCTTTGAAGTTGGAAATCGTGAGGAAGCTGACACTGGTATTGTTAAAAAATCCGAGGTGTTGCTGGATTTTAGAGGTGATAGGATTTCAGATGCGTTCAATCGAGCGGTTAAAAATAGGGCTATCACAAATGATAACGGTGAGACAGTGACTGGGGCATCTGAATTGACTACATTGTGGGACAAGAAGCACATCAGACTACGAGATCAAACTATTCAAGGTCGCTACGGGAACTATGCAACAGGATTATCATGGGATATTCCAGTAGATACAGCAGGTGAAAGCGGCTCACTCAATGACTATCTATTCTGTAAGCAAGTTTTTCAAGCAGAGTCAGCAACTCAATATGGCTTTATCAAAATAACTGTATCAGATACAAGCGGTCAATTCTTGTATGGCGTTGAGACATTTAAGCGCTCTAAAGGACAAGAATGCGAATTTAATATCTTTGGTTCAGATGGTAAAGGTAAATATAACTTTCTAAAACTTCTAAATTTCACAGGTACATCCGATAATGTCTCAAACCCGTTTAGTAAAGATAGAGGGCAATTTGAGATTAAGCGTAATGATAGCACAGTACAGGTTTATTACAATGGCTCAAATTACAACTTTGTTATCCCTGAAATTAAGGACAAAAAATCAGCTAAAATTCATGTCACCCTAGGAGCTTATCACGACAAGCCTATGGTATCACACATGTACATTGATGAGTTGATGTTTAGAAAAGACTTTGTACCTATGACGGGTGACATCCCAAATCGTTATCCTATGGGTTCAAATGTTGTAATCAACAGTGAAGATGATACGGTCTATATTGACGGCATTGCTAAATCTGGAGAGGTTGTTGATGGTTCACAATGGCTATCTATACCGCCTGGAGAATCTAAACTTGAGATGTATTTTTCAAGTTTTATCAAGAAAAAACCAACAGTGACAATCGAATTTGAAGAGAGGTGGCTATAATGCTATTAACGATTCATGATGCAAATTTGCAAAAAGTTGCTTTTGTCGATAACAGCAAGCAAAGCACACTTAACTTTTACAACGATACATGGACTATAAGCTTACCAACGAGTTCATCTACTTTTGAATTTACTGTATTTAAAAAGGCTATCAAGTCAGATACTCCAACACAAAAAGCATATTCTCATCTTAATGAAAGAGCGTGGGTATCGTTCAAATATCATGGCAAGAGCTTTATTTTCAACGTTATGCAGGTTGAAGAAAACGAGCAAACAATCAAATGTTATTGCGAAAATCTCAATCTTGAATTGATCAACGAAGTAGCCAATCCTTACAAGGCTACAAAAGCAATGAGCTTTGCTGAGTATTGCGAGGCCATGGACCTATTAAACTATACTCATCTTTCCATAGGCATCAATGAAATTTCAGATTACAAGCGCACTCTTGAGTGGGAGGGGAAGGAAACCAAACTAGCCCGTCTATTAAGCCTAGCCAAACGCTTTGATGCTGAGATTGAATTTGATACACAGTTAAATGCTGACAGTACAATTAAGAAATTCTCTATCAATGTCTATCATGAAAACGATGATACACATCAAGGTGTAGGCCGCATCAGAAATGATATACAGTTAAAATATGGCAAAAATATCAATTCTATCACTAGAAAAGTTGATAAGACTGGCATTTTTAACTCAATCAAACCAACAGGAAAAAGACGAGTTAAAAATAATAAAGGTGAGGAAGTTGAAGAAGTTGTTACAATAAGTGGTCTTGACGAGTGGAAAAAGTACAACAAGGATGGGATTTGTGAGTTTTATCAATTAGGAGCCCATCTTGTTGCTCCGATCTCTATGCAACTTTATCCGTCAACTTTCACAAATTCAACAGGTGAACTAGATCAGTACATAAGAAAAGATTTTAGCTACGACACAGACAATCCAAAAGAATTGAGACGTTTAGCATACAATGAACTGAAAAAACATTGCTATCCAGCAATTACCTATGAAGTAGATGGCTTTGTCGATGTTGAGATCGGAGATACAGTTAAAATTCATGATGCTGGTTTCAATCCTTTGCTGGTAGTTCAAGCGCGAGTTACTGAACAGAAAATCAGCTTTTCAAATCCAGCAAGCAACAAAACAATATTTTCAAACTTTAAAGCCTTTGAAAATCAGTTATCAGACGGCTTACAAGAGGCAATCGAGCGCTTATTTGAGCAGTCTAAACCTTATATTGTCAAGTTATCTACTAGCAATGGTGTCATCTTTAAGAATCAAGCTGGAGAAAGTGTTATTACTCCTACACTTTACAAGGGTGGCAAGTTGTTAACTGCTGGAGTCACTTGGAGATGGTCACTAAATGGGATTGTAACAACAGGCCAGACATACACCGCGAGAGGTAGAGATGTTTCTGGCGTAATCACATTGACGGTTGCAGCTTACATAGACAATGAAGAAGTTGCAGTTGATGAAATCTCACTAGTAAATGTATCTGATGGTAAGAATGGCCAAAAGGGTGACCAAGGCATTCCAGGACCAAAAGGAGATAGAGGTCAAGATGGTATCGCTGGTAAGAATGGAGTGGGTTTAAAATCTACTGTCATCGCTTACGCATCGTCTACATCAGGGGCTAACGCTCCTGGTTCTGGATGGGGAAACTCTGTCCCAATTACTCCTGCCGGGCAATATCTCTGGACGAAAACAACATGGAATTATACAGATGGAACTAGTGAGACTGGCTATTCAGTCGCTAGAATTGGTAGAGATGGAAATACTGGTAGGGACGGTGTTGCTGGTAAGGATGGCGTGGGTATCCGTGCAACAACCGTAGTTTATGCTAGCTCCACATCAGGAACTGTTCCACCAACTAGCGGATGGGTATCTCAAATCCCTAGCGTTCCAGCTGGGCAGTATTTGTGGACTAAAACAATCTGGAATTACACAGATAACACCTCTGAGACAGGATTCTCAGTGGCAAAAATGGGGGATACTGGTCAAAAAGGTGCTAAAGGAGACCCTGGTCCTAAAGGTGACAAGGGAGAGCGTGGAGCTCAAGGAGAACGAGGCTTACAAGGGCTCCAAGGTTTACAAGGCCCGAAAGGTGACCAAGGTATTCCAGGAGTTAGAGGAGCGGACGGCCGTACACAGTACACTCATATAGCTTATGCTGATACTATCTCAGGTAGTGGATTTAGCCAGACTAACGCTGACAAGCCCTATATAGGGTTCTATGTTGATTTCAACTCAACTGACAGCGTCAATCCTGCTGACTATCGCTGGAATAAATGGCAAGGTCCAAAAGGAGAAAACGGCAAGGACGGCCCTCAAGGTATTCCAGGTAAGCCTGGAGCAGATGGGCGTACACCTTATTTTCACAGGGCGTGGGCTAATTCTGCGGACGGTCGTGATGGTTTTAGTACCTCTGACAGTACCAACAAGCGCTACTTAGGTACTTACACTGATTTCACTGAGGCTGACAGTCAGGATCCTGCAAGGTACAAGTGGACAGCTTTGTTTGATAATGTGAGTATCGGAGCTAAAAACTATATCAGAAACGCCTCATTTCTCTCTGGGGAGAACAAGTGGAGTAGAGCCTCTGTAAATGGATTGGCTTATAATTTCACTCACTCTATGTCTAATAAAGGCAGGCCAGGCTTACATATGTTTAGCGAGAATAACACTGTTATTCCTCGCTGGAAAGGAATATATCAAAAAATTCCATTGTCTCAGCCAGCAGATACTCCGGTTACTGTTTCAGCATTGTTTGCAAAAGATGGAGCGCCTCAAGAGGCGCACATTGGTATCCATTTTATAAAAGATGGGGTCATTGCTAGACAGTCTTGGGTTGACATCCCTGCTTCTAAAATCACTGACAAGTACCAACGTTTTTCACTTTCGGCAAAACACAATATACCTTTTGACTCAATAACAGTCATGCTTTATGTCGGATATGATAAGATTGTTAATTTGTATGTTACGGATGCTCAGGTTGAAATCGGCAATATACTGACTGATTTTAGATTATCAGACGAAGACGTGCAAGAGACTATCAACTCTAAAGCAGACCAAGCACTAACTCAGGAGCAACTCAACGCTCTAAATGAGAAAACCGGAATTATCCAGGCTGAGCTTGAGGCTAAAGCTAGCGCTGACACACTTGATAATTGGATAAAGGCTTATAAGGACTTTGTCAATGCGAATGAAACCGCAAGAGCGCAGGCTGAGAAAGATTTGATTTCAGCTAGTCAGCGTGTTTCAAACATTGCCAAAGATTTGGGAGAATTGTCTGACCGCTGGAATTTCATTGATACCTATATGAGTTCCTCAAATGAGGGGCTTGTGATTGGTAAGAATGACGGTAGCTCTAGCATGATGTTCAATCCTAACGGCCGTATCTCAATGTTTAGCGCTGGTGTCGAGGTTATGTATATTTCTCAAGGTGTTATCCACATTGAGAACGGGATTTTCTCTAAAACTATCCAGATTGGACGATTTAGAGAAGAGCAGTATCATATCAATCCTGATATGAATGTCATTCGTTATGTCGGTTAGAAAGGAGTAGACTAAATGGCAAAGTTTAGTAATTCAAGTGGGAGCTTGTATCTTAATCTGTATGTAGATCAAGGCTCTCAGAGTATCACAGCTAATACCTCAACCGTTAACTGGCGGATGACAGTTAGCCGTACAGGCGCCTATTACACTCATAACCATCAAGGAGACAGTACTTTGTCTCTCAATTTAGACGGTCGAAACGTGCATTACAGCTACCCAACGTGGGAAACATCAGGCGAGGAGTACACTCTTGCTAGTGGGTCAAGTACAATCAGCCACAATGCGGATGGGACTAAGACCTTACCTATATCATGCACGTTCAATCCGAATAATGGCCTGCATGGGACTATCACAGTATCAGCAAGCCTTAGCCTGACGACTATACCACGCTCTAGCTCTGCAAGCGTGAGCGCTGGAGTTATTGGTAGTTCGGTTACTATCAGCATCAACCGCCAAAGCTCCAGTTTTAAGCATACAGTGCGCTATGCCTGGGCTGGCAAGTCAGGAACGATTGCAACGAATGTAGACACATCCACCAGCTGGACGATCCCTCTTGACTTTGCTAATGACATCCCAAACTCCGCAAGTGGCACAGGGACTGTCTTTGTCGATACCTACTCAGGCTCTACCAAGACAGGCACACAGTCAACCACATTCACGGCAAGCGTGCCAGCAAATGTGAAACCCACATTTACAGGAGTTTCCCTGTCGGACCTAAATGGTGCGGCTCAAAACCTCATCCCTAAGTCTGATACGTTCATCCAAGTAATCTCCAACATCAAAGTAGGATTTAATGGCGCAGTCGGCTCTTACGGCTCATCCATTACTGGATACTATGCCGAAATCGTCGGCAAAAACCAGTCTACAAGCTCAAACGGCGGGAGCTTAGGCATTATGAATTATCACGGCACCATCAAAATCAGAGCTAGCGTGTCTGATAGTCGTGGCAGATGGTCAGATACTAAAGAGGTATCCGTGACCGTGCTTGAGTATTTTGCTCCTGCCTTGAGCTTTAGTATTGCAAGGACAGGCTCAACCTCTAGCACTCTAACAGCTACGAGAAATGCCAAAATCGCCCCTCTGACTGTATCAGGAAGTCAAAAAAACTCAATGAGATTGACATTCAAGGTTGCTCGACTAGGGACTAACTCTTACATAGTTGACAATGGACCAGCCACTGGATCCTGGACAAGTATCTCAAATCTAGTCAATTCTCAGGCTAATCTTGCTGGCAATTATCTAGCTAATCAATCGTGGGTTGTAATCGGAACGCTCGAGGACAAATTCACACGGTCTGAATTCATGGTCAACGTAGCCACAGAGAGTGTAGTTTTGTCTTATGATCGGTCAGGAGTTGGTGTCAACAAAATCCGTGAACGTGGGGCGCTGGATGTAAAGGGTGATATCTATGCGAATGACAATCCTATCCAACAGTATCAAATCACTGACAATAACGGATGTGGAAAACTCATCAAACAGGATTTCAACAACATGAAAGATACTGGTTTTTGGTGGATAGACGGAACTTCTCCCAACAATCCTTTTGGCGCTTGGGGGATGTTGGAGGTCTTCAGACCTAACCCTAATTCTCAGGAATGTATTCAACGTTTCACCACATCGTTGGGGTATATAGCAGTGAGAGAGAATGGCTTTGATAATAACTGGAGGCCATGGCGCTATGTTGCTCAACAGTCAGAGTCGACTAACAATGCTGACTATGTCAGCTCAAAAAAACTAGCCACAAGAAAAATCGAGTTAGGATGGTATGTGAACGGCATTGCTACAAGAAATGGCAACGTGGTTACAATTTCAACAGAAAGGAAAATCACAAATATCAACACGGTTTCGGACTATCGAGAAGTCCGAGAAACAATACCAACTGGATTCAGACCAACTCAAGAGGTTAACTTTATCTTACAAGGATTGTCTGACTCAACAGTAACTGGAACGGCTATCTTGCACCTTGCAACAGATGGGAAAATCCGTCTTACAAGTAAATCGCCCGGAAATAAGTACTGGACGGGTACAGTCACTTATATTACAAATGACCCTTACCCTTAATAAACGAAAGGAGAATATATGAAATTAGAATATGGGACAAAGTCCTTGGAATATGACGCCAGCGGAACAGCGTCCACCACCAAAGTCACGCTGGTTAACTCAGACGGTGCTATCGTACCTATCTTGCTATCAGCGGACAAAATCGGTTTGTCAAATACGGAGCTGTTTGAAATGGCTCTTGAGGCTCTTTATCAGGAAAATTTCCCACAACGTGCCGAAAAGGAGAAATTTAATCAGGTAGAAGCGCAGCTCAAGCAAAATAAGGAAATGGCAACTAAGGTAGAGCAAGCGACAGTAGAGAATAAGGAAAACCTCGACATGGTGTCAGCTATCACTGAGGTCTTGAGTGCCGTGGTAGTATCTCAAAATGGTGGCATGCCGACCTTTGCCTATGTAAAGGTAGCAAATTTCATCAAACCGCTTGCTAAGGACAAACGTTACAACAACGGAGACATCATCTCAAGTGCTTATCCGTTTGATACGAATCCAAAATGGCCAAAAGGTACGCTAACTATCTTTAAGTTCCAGATGCAAGCAACAGAGGGCTATACTTACAAAGACCAGTCACTCTCTGATATGCTGCAGCAAGGTGTGCTGACTGTTGTAATGCCACGTATTGATTAGACAAGGGGGAGGTTATGACATGGGTTGATATCTTTGAAAAAATGATACACGCTATCGCTCAACTTGCTCCCACGATTGGAGTCATCGCTACTGGCTGGTTTGGAATGCGTGCTAGTAAATCAGGAGATTTGAACAAGAGACAATTTAATGACCTAAAAGATGAGCTAGGCACCATCCAATCATCAGTGAATGACATTCGAGTTGTCGGAGAGGATAACAACAGGAAGATAAGTGAAGTTAACGATAAGCTAGTAGTACATGATGAGGCTCATCTAGTCACAATGTATCTGAGACTTGAAAGAGACATGACTACGGCAATCAATCGTGGATATACAACAGTCCATGAGTCTGACATCGTGCATAAAATGCACTCAAGCTACAAGAAGTTAGGAGGCAACGGATACATTGATAGTCTCTACAATAAATATGTAAATCTAGAAGTGAGGAACTAAAAATGAACAAAATTAACTGGAAACTTAGACTACAAAACAAAGCAACACTTATTGCTTTGCTTGGTGCTATCTTCTTGATGGCTCAACAATTTGGATTGGATATCCCTAAGAATATCCAAGATGGTGTGAACACGTTTGTTTACATCCTTGTACTTATTGGTGTTGTCAACGACCCGACAACTGCTGGGCTTTCTGACAGCAAACGTGCTCTTGACTATCAAGAGCCAAGCGAGGATTAGGAGGGAAAAATGAAGAAAAACGACTTATTCATCGACGTATCCAGTTATAATGGATACGATATTACAGGTATTTTGTCTGATATGGGCACACAGAATACCATCATAAAGGTTTCAGAGAGTACAAACTATCTAAACCCTTGCCTGTCCGCTCAAGTGGAGCAATCCAATCCTGTTGGATTCTATCATTTTGCTTGGTTTGGTGGAGACGTAGCAGAAGCAGAGCGAGAAGCACGCTACTTCCTTGACAATGTCCCTCAAAAAGTAAAATACTTGTGTCTTGACTACGAAGATCACGCTAGCGAAGATAAACAAGCAAACACAGATGCTTGTATTCGCTTTATGGAAATCCTCAAAGAAAACGGCTATGAGCCAATCTATTATAGCTACAAGCCATTCACGCTCAATAATATCTATTATGAGCAGATTCTTGCGAAATTCCCAAACAGTCTTTGGATCGCCGGCTATGGGTTAAACGACGGAAAGGCTGATTTTGAATATTTTCCATCCATGGACGGGATTCGATGGTGGCAATACTCTTCAAATCCGTACGACAAGAATATTGTTTTACTAGATGATGAAGAAGCTAAGCCCAAATGGAAAAGAAATGATACTGGATGGTGGTATGAATACCCCGACGGATCTTATCCAAAAGAAGAGTGGGAAAAGATTGATGGTATCTGGTATTACTTCAACGAGAGAGGTTATTCAATAGCTTCTCGCTGGTTGAAGGATGATGGCAAATGGTACTACCTCAAAGAAAACGGCGCAATGGCTGTTGGTTGGGTTCTTGTGAATAGTAAATGGTACTATCTTGATGCTTCAGGAGCGATGGTCACTGGCTGGGTTCAATACAAGGACAAACTATACCATCTCAAAGAAGAGAATGGCGCAATGTCTTCAAAAGAGCTTGTCCAAGTCGAAGGTGGCTGGTACTATGTCAACGAGGATGGTAGTCGTTCAGATAAGCCAGCGCTTACTGTTCTGCCCGACGGTTTAATTGTTACCACAAAATAAAAGAAAGGAGATTCTATTTCTTCTTAATAACCCGCAGGCAATAGCTTGCGGGCTTTTTTTGTTTTATAAGGGGCAAAAAAGGGGCAAAAATGTCGTAAATGTCTGTAAAACGATGTAAAAAGTCAACTTTGCTCTCGCTTTAAATCTCTAAATTTCAACGTATTGTGAAACAGTGTAAATTATCGTATCGCCTATAACTGTTGTGTGCTCTTTTTTCGTGCTTTTTTCGAATAAATAAGATAAAATAGCCTAG